ATGGTGAAAAAACAGATTTAAAGATTGTTGAAACAAGAGATGATTTTATAAAATTAGATGGTTTAGATGCAGTCAATAAAGGCGATAGAATTACTGGTCAAACAACAGGTGTTTCTGCTGAAATCGTCCAACTCAAACCAAATTTAGGTAGATTTGAGATTGATTTTTCTAATCGTCAAGAATATGGTTGGTTAGATGATACTGGAAAATTAAACGAAGATATTCAAGTTACACCTGATAATGATTATTATCAAAACCTATCATATTCTGTTAAGAGTCCAATAACTTGGGATAAGTTCTCAAATAGTGTTAACAGTATAGTTCACCCTGCAGGATTGAAAAATTTTGCTGATACTTTTGTACAGAGAAAAGTAAGAGTTGGTGTTAACACAGAAAATGATAAATCAATATCAACTCTCATTTTAGATGTTGTTAGTGATGATAACAGAGTTGATGCAATCAATAATTTTGATTATGTTTTAGATTATAATAGTCTTGGTAATAAAACAAAGTCTCTTATATTCTCAGAGAAAAAATTAACTAATTTTAATAAGTGTATTTCTAATAGAGTATTAATTCACGATGATGTAAGTGGAGAATTTTCAAGTGTTGGTTTTGCTGCTAATACAAGTATAATTGACGAAATAAATGGTAAAGTTGTTAATTATCTAATTCAAGTAATTGATCCTGATACTTTTGACACACAATTAAGTGAAATAGTTGTATTAACTAAAGAAGATCAAATATTTTTACTTGAAAAAACAAGTGATTCAACTGGAGTTGGATTAGATAGCATTGATGGCAATCTTAAACTTGGTGATTTTGAAACAGAATCTGCATCTACTAATAATCTATTATTCAATCCAGTTGAGAAGTTTATAAAAGATCATGACATCAAAATATTAAAAACATTCTATGATACTGATATTGCTGGAATTAGCACAACTGTAATAGGAAGTATTGATTTAATAAGTGCAAATGTGGGTATTGCATCTGCTGCAATCGGTTTTAATACAACTACAATCGTAGAATTTGATAAGGATACATTTAATGGATTACAAGCAAATATTTTTGTTCAAGATTCTGTAACAAAAGACATTAACTATAACGAAGTAATTCTTGATTTTGATGGCACAAACACAACTTTATCTCAGGTTTATTCTGACGATGTTATAGGAATTACAACCAATAGTGTTGGAATAATTACTGCTAGAGTAGAAAATAATTTAGTTAAATTACAGATTGAGAATAATAGGTCAACTATTTTAGACTCTAAGTCTAGTATTGTTGGTTTGGGAACAACGACTGCTGGAATAGGAACACATAGATTTTTATCTGAGGGTCAACCCCCTGAAGCAGAGAGAAGTGCAAGATTAGAATCTACATTTAATCAGGCAACAGGTTCAGATATCACATATGCAACTATCAATAAATCACTTGATAGTTCAATTAAATCTCTTATAAAAGTATCAACTGGACAAACTTCTGCAATACATCAAGTTACAGCAATTAGGGATGCTGAAGATGTTTTAGTTGTTCAGTATCCATATGTCTCATTAGGTTCCACTTCTGGTATCGGTTCATTTACTTCAGTAATATCTGGAGATGATATTAATCTTAAATTCGTTCCTGATTCAGAGTTTACAGATGAAATTAAAGTTCAGGCATTTAACCAAGTATTCTATACATCCTCCGATTTCAGCAATATTCCAGCAACTTTAAGGTATGGTAATGTTGAACAAGATGTATTATTAGCAACATATGATGGATTGGAAGGAGCAAGAGCAAATAAAACACAATTTGACTTAAAATATCAAGGAACTCCAATCTATACAAAGACATTCAATCCTGATGGTGTAGGACTTGAAAAATCAACAGGTATTTTTACTATATCTAATCATTTCTTTAATACAAATGAAGAATTGATTTATACTCCCGAATCATCCTTCATAGGAGTAGCAGCTACTCCAATATCAATTGGTTCGACAGTTAACAATGCAGGTATAACAACAGATATTTTACCATCTACTGTTTTTGCCAAAGTACTTACTGAAGATCAATTCCAGTTATTCCCAACAAGAGAAGATATAGCATCAGGTATTGCAATTACTGTCACGGGTGTTGGTTCTGGTAATATTCATAAGTTGAATATGACCAAAAAATTATCTAAAACAATTATAGGTTTAGATGGTGTTGTACAACAACCTGTTAACTTTACTTCATTGACACATACATTGTCTGTTAACATTGGAGCAGGAACTACACAATTCTCGTTAAGTGGTATTGGTTCAATAGCTACATCTGATGTATTGAAGATAAACGAAGAATTTATGAAGATTATTGAAGTCGGATTTTCAAGTACATCCGATGGAAGTGGAAAAATAGATGACCAGTTAAACATATCTGAAGGATTATCAACAGTTCCAACAGTTAGAGTTCAGAGGGGTGCTTTAGGAATTGGTGCTACACCTCATAATAATGGTGATATTGTAAGAGTTCATAGAGGATCATTTAACATAATAGACAGTACAGTTCATTTCATTGATCCTCCAAAAGGAAATACTCGTTCTAGAAAAACTAATACTGAATTACCATTTGTAAAGGCTGATTTCAGTGGAAGAACCTTTACAAGACAGGATTATACAACCAATATGTTATTTGATGATATATCAGATAACTTTACAGGTCTCACAACAAATTATACCTTAAAAGTTGGTGGTGCAAATACTTCAGCTGGTATTGAAGTTGGAAATGGAGTTGTCTTTATTAATGGGGTATACCAAAAACCATTTACTTCTAATAGTTCTGGTAATAATTATGCAATACTAGCAGATACCACTTCAGGAATATCATCAATTAGATTTACTGGAATTACATCAGAAAATGGTCAATTTATCGTATCTCCTGATGACATTAACCAAAACCAGATACCTAGAGGTGGTTTAATCGTTTCTCTTGGTTCAACTGAAGGTTTAGGATACGCTCCATTAGTTGGTGCAAAGGTAAGACCTGAGAAAAATGCATCTGGTGAATTGACAGGAATTGTTGGTATTGGAACATCATCTGGATTTAATCTAGGTATTCAGACCGCTGTATATGACAATCAAAGTGGAATCATTACAGTTACAACAAATGATGTTCACGGATTCGGATTAGATAGACCTACTTCAGTCAAATTAAAGGGATTAGAATTTGTATGTCCTAAAACAGTGGTAGGAACTCCAACAAATGCAACATACAATCCTGCTACTGGAGTATTAGTATTAACTATTCCAAATCATGGATTGGTTGTGGGTGATGCTGTTATTCTTGATACAGGTTCAATATGCTTTACCTGTGATAAAGATAGTAATAATACCACTCATTGCTATCCTCGTGCTACAGACCCCGCTGCTGGTCAATATCTAACAATAACTAATAGAACTGTAAATACATTTAGAGTTAATGTTGGTGCATCGGCACCAGGTGATCAATATGTTCATACATTTGTTTCTGCAGCTGCTGATTCAGTAAAAACAATCGGTGGTGGTGGATATGTTGGAGTTACAACAACTATCTTCCAAGACCACGAGAGACCACTATTTGTTGTTGGTATAGTTTCTGAAAGAAGTTTTGAGGTAATAGCAGGTGCCAGCACAATACCACATACGTATCAAGGTGGTGGTCATGCATACGAATTCTATGAAGATCTAACATTCGGTTCTGGTTATCGAGGTGGTACTGTTTCGATTGGTGTTACTGATATTGCATACGAGCACAAATTTGTAAGTGCTGGTATAGGTTCAATCAGAAAAGGAACTTTTGATGGAGCAGCATATACTGCGATTGATGCAATTTATACTTCACATACAGGTACTCTTCTTCTTACAATTCCTAATCATAATTTAACTACATCCGATACAGTTGGTATTGATACTGGTGGTTTAGTATTTAAATGTTCAAAGGATAATTTCTTCTCAGACCATCCATATCCACGTTCAGTATCTAAAACAAGTTTCCCTAATTCAGATCCTATTGCTGGTATACAAACTGCGATTATTGCAACAACAAGTGATACAGTTACTCTATTTGTAGGTCAAGGTGGTGGCGGTGGTACAGGTGCTGTTGTAGAAGCAACTGTAGGTGTAGGAGGAACTCTTGCATTTAATATCGTATCTGCTGGAACAAGTTATGTTAATCCTGAAATAATTATTCCAGAACCAATTTATGAAAATCTAGAAGTTGTAGGTATATCAAGATTAGGTATTGGAGAAACAACAGAAACAGGAGCAAATCTACTTCTAAACGTTGGTGTGAGTGCAGCGACAACATCCGTTGGAATTGGTTCTACCTTATTTGGAATTAAAGACTTCGAGATATCTAGATCAGGTTATTCATTCAAAAAAGGTGATAAATTCAAACCTGTAGGTCTTGTAACTGCTGCACATTTATCTGCACCGATACAAGAATTTGAATTAGAAGTCCTTGAAATATTTAATGATAAATTTGCTGCTTGGCAATTTGGTGAAATTGATGCGATTGATAGTATTAAAATACTTCAAGATGGTACTAGAACAAGATTCCCATTATTCTTTAATGGTGAATTACTCAGTTTTGAGAAAGTATTAACTGATCCTCGTTCCGCATTAATCGATTTGGATGCAGTATTACTTATTTTTGTAAATGGAGTGTTGCAGAAACCTGGTGAAGCTTATCAATTCCAAGGAGGTACAACGTTCATATTTACAGAACCACCTAGTGGTGAATCTCAACCAGGTCTTAATGATCATGATAATGTGGATATTTACTTCTATAAAGGTATTGATGGTATTGATGTACAAATTGAAAACGTATCAGAAACAATAAAGATTGGTGATGCTGTTCGTGTGTTTAAGAGTGAAAAGGTAGCAGGATTATCAACATCACAAACTAGTGAAAGAATCGTAAAAGAAATTCTTAACACTGATCTGGTCGATACTGATATTTACAGTGGATTGGGTATTGATGAAACAAATGAAAAACCAATTAGATGGACTAAGCAAAAGAATGACTTAAAGATAAATGGTAGATTAGTTCCTAAATCAAGATCTATACTTGAACCTCAACTTTATCCTACATCAAAAATAATTGGTGATCTTTCAGAGAGTTCAGGAATAGGTGTTCAAGCAAGTAATAGTATTTTTGTTGATGATGCTCAAGCATTCTTCTATGAAGGTAAATATGGAAACTCATTACTTCCAGATTCAGTAGATGCATTGATAACATCTGGTGAGATTGGCGAAGTCGCAGAGGCAACCGCTACGATAGGTGCTGGAGGTACTATTTCATCAATCAATATAATAAGTGGTGGTTCAGGATATACTGGAGTAGTTGATATAGGTATTGAAGCACCATCTGGTGTTGAAAAATATGTTGGTATTGGTACTACTGCTACCGCTGCTGCTACAGTGACTAATGGTGTAGTGACCGATATAACAATAATAAATCCTGGACTTGGATATGATCAACAAAGTAATCCACCACAAGTTATTATAGAAGAACCAAAATTTGATACAGAAAAAATTACAGGAATATCTAATTTTGAGGGATATACAGGTATCATTACTGGTATTACGAAAGTAACTGGTGGACTAAGGTTTGATTTCCATGCTGTAACTAAAAATAGTAACGGTGGACTTACAAATGCTGTAGCAAACATACTAAATGTTGGATATCCTGTTTATATTAAAGATACAAAGGTAGGAAATGGTTTAACATCAGTAATTCAGGATGATGATAACGTAGTTGGTATTGGAACAACTTTCCTTGATAATGTTTATGTTGTTAATGCTGTTGATTACTCTGTAGGTGGAGCAAAGGGAACCATTACTTGCAAAATACATTCAAATACAGATAGTTGGGTTGACAGTATTGATGAAGAAGGTTTCTATGATCCTACTAATATTGGATTAACCACAAGTTTAGGTACTATAAACTGGGGTAGATTATATGGTGCAAGTAGTGGTGTAGATGTTAAACGCTCATCAAACCCTATTTCAATAGGAGTTACTGGTTTAACCATAGATTCTGGACTTTCAACCTTCCCAACAATACAAAGAAAGAGCTATGACAATCTTGGAGAAAGAGGACATAGAAATAGCGGTTCTATCAGAGCAGTTTTAAGTTGATGTACCAAACCACTATAAATAGAAAGAAAAGTAAGATATAGTACAAATGTCAGCAATTATTACTGATCAATTTAGAATATTGAATGCAAATAATTTTGTGGAATCAGTAGAGAATACTAATAATTCATATTATGTATTTTTAGGATTAACAAATCCAACTGGAGCCGCTGGTTTAGTAGGATATGGTAGAACAAGCGATTGGGATACAGATACCCCTGCACCCACAGATAGTTTTTCATATCGAAATCATGTTGGTGACACAATGATGTTTGGAAAGAAAATTTCATCTGCAAACATAAGAAGACTAATAAGAAGAGTAGATTGGGTTTCGGGTAATAGATATGAGATTTATAGAGATGATTATAGTGCAACAAACCAAAGTCCTCTAACTAAAGCGAATAGATTATATGATGCAAATTATTATGTTGTCAATTCAGAATTTAAAGTCTATATTTGTATTGATAATGGTTCTAACGGAACTAATCCATTGGGAAATGTATCTCAAGATGAACCTACATTTACAGATTTAGAACCCTCAAAGGCAGGTAATAGTGGAGATGGTTATAAGTGGAAGTATCTATTTACAGTTTCTCCAAGTGATATTATTAAATTTGATTCTACTGAGTTTATAACAGTTCCAAATTCTTGGTCTACATCCACAGATGCTCAGATAAGAACTGTCAGGGAAAATGGTAATTCAGAGATAAATTTAAATCAAATAAAGCATATTTACATTGAAAAAAGTGGTACAAATTACTCAAATGGATTATCGCAAGAGGTAAATATCTTAGGTGATGGCACAGGTGGAAAGGCAAGAATTGATGTTGAAGGTGGAAAAATAACTAATGCAACTGTGAGTGCTGGAGGAAAGGGATATACTTATGGAATAGTAGATTTGGACACTATCAATTCTAATGTTCCAACAACTGGTAAAGCAAAATTAATCCCTATCATTCCACCTGGCAGAGGTCATGGTGATGATGTCTACACTGAATTGGGAACTGATAAAGTTATCATCTATTCAAGATTTGATGATTCTACTAAAGATTTTCCAGTAGATACTAAATTTGCACAAGTAGGTATTGTAAAAAATCCAACAAAATCTGATAGTGATGAAATTTATACAGATAGTACCTTTTCATCATTACAAGCAGTTAAATTGGATACAGTAACTGGTAGCACTGCACCTATCATTGGTGAAAAAATAAATCAAAAACTTACAGTTTCTCCAAATGCAGGAAAAATTGCTAAAGGATACGTTACTTCATATGATAAGGAAACTAAGGTATTAAAATATTTTAGAGATAGGTCAATTTATTTTAATAATACAACATATGATCATACAGACTATGTTGGTATAACAACATCTGGAAGAATTTATCAATTTGAAAGTGCAACTAATGCTAATGTAATTAATGGAGAAGAATCTGGGTTCTCAGGTTCAATACAAATTAATTTTACAGGTATAACAACTAACCCAACAGGTTCTAAACTTATTAATTTAGGGACTAGATTCCAAGCGGGGTTATCTGATTCAGAGATAAATAAAGGGTCGGGTCAAATCATTTATATGGATAACAGACCAGAAATTGTAAGAAGTTCCCGACAAAAAGAGGACATTAAAATCATACTAGAGTTCTAAAATGCCACAAAAGACCAATCTAAATATAAGTCCTTATTATGACGACTTTGATAAGGCGAAAAACTTTTACAAAATTCTCTTTAAGCCTGGCAAACCAGTCCAAGCAAGAGAATTAACTGGTTTACAATCAATATTACAAAACCAAGTTGAATCTTTTGGAAAACACATCTTCAAAGAAGGTTCAATGGTCATACCTGGTGGCATAGAGTATGATCCATCTTATTTTTCTTGTAAAATAAATCAGTCTCATCTTGGCATTGATGTTTCTATTTACTTAGATAATTTAATTTCTAATAATAATGGTAAAGGTACGAGAGTTAGAGGTCAAAGTTCTGGTATTATAGCAACGATAAAAAATTATGTTCTACCTCCAAATGAGGGAGTTGTTGAACCAACAATATTTGTAAAATATAATGAATCTGGCACTAGTAGTGAAAGTGTAGCATTTCCTGATGGTGAGGTTTTAATACTTGAAGAGAGTTTAACTTATGGTAATACAACTTTAAATATAGGAGAAACAGTATTAACACTATCTTTAGAGAGTGCTTCAGCAACTGGTTCTGCATTTGGTATCAATGAAGGAGTTTATTTTTTACGTGGTGCATTTGTAGATGTTCCAACATCTTTAATTATATTAGATCCGTACGTTGCTCAACCATCATACAGGATTGGTTTAGATATTATTGAAGAAGTAGTAAACGCTAATGATGATTCTTCACTATATGACAATGCGAAAGGATTTACTAATTTTGCTGCACCTGGTGCAGATCGTTTTAAGATTACAGTTAAATTAACCAAGAAATCATTAGATGATTATAATGATACTAGTTTTGTAGAGTTATATCGAATAAGACAAGGTGAACCTAAAAAAATACAAGATACATCAGTATATTCTGAGATTAAAAAATATTTTGCAAAAAGAACATTTGATGAATCTGGTAACTATGCTGTAGAACCATTTCGTGTTAACTTACAAGATTCACTAAATGATGAAATTGAAACAGGTGGATTATATACTGAAAATCAACTCACCGATGAAGGTAATAAACCTTCAGAGGATAAAATGTGTGTCAAACTGTCACCAGGTAAAGCTTATGTCAAGGGATTTGATGTTTACCTAAAAGGCACAACTGTTTTAGATATTGATAAACCAAGAGATGTTAAAGATGTTCCCTCTGCATCTATCCCATTCAGTATGGGTAGTTTACTTAGAGTAAATAATGTATTTGGAGCACCATTTATCAATATAGGTGGAACTGATACAAATACTGTTGAACTTTACAATCAAAGAAGAGGTGCAAGTACAACAGCAGGAACTGGAATTAAAGTAGGACAAGCAAGAGTATATTCATTTGGAGTGACAGATTCTGCGTATAGCGATGCATCAACAGAGTTTGATTTACATTTGTATGATATTCAAACATATACAACCCTTAAAATAACAAATATAGTATCATCTCAACCCAAAGGCACTAGAGTTAGAGGATTATCAAGTGGTGCTATAGGATATTTGGCAGAGGTTTCAGGTACTTCTGCTGCAGATGAAATAAATTTATCTTCAACTACAGGCACATTTATTGTTGGAGAAAAATTAATATACAACGAAAAAACAACCGATAGTAAATCATCTATCACAAAAATCAACGCATATAATGTGTTTGATATTAAATCTATTTTTCAAGATATTTCTACAATCAGTGGTAGTGGTTTAGTATCTAATTTTGTAGCAGATTCAGTTTTATATGATCGTGTATTGCCTGGTTTTTCTCCAGCAGATCAATTAAATGTATTAGGTGGTGGTAGTTCTAATACTGCTACTATACCAGGACGTAATTTTGCAGGAAAAGTTGGAATTACAACAGATGCAGTAATTTCATACTCTGCTGGTAATTTTACAGATCCAGTATTCAATAGAATTATTGATATTAGTCCTAATGGAAATACATTAACTTTAGACACCACCCCAAATGTAACTGGTGTTAATAATGGTGGTATTATTGGAGCTGGTTCAACAACTGGTGTTTTCAGAGTTAGAGTTCCTTTGATATCAAATATTGATGATGCTGGATTATATACTAAATTACCCAGAAGAAATATAGCAAATCTTAACTCTTCTGATTCAAATTTAGTAATTAGCACTCAAATAACAGGTAAATCTACTAGTGGTTCAGGTACATTATCACTCACATCAAGTGATGCTTTTAATGTAAATGCAGGAATTACAAGTGTATTCTTTGAACCATTTGATGCTGAAAAATATACATTAACTTATAATGATGGTTCTGTTGAACCTCTATCATCTGATAAAGTTACAATAACTAATAATGGAAATGATATAACATTTTCAGGATTAACGAATACTAGCACTGCTTGCACACTTAATGTAACTCTTAAAAAGGTAGGAGTTACTAGTAAGTCAAAAAATTATGTCAGAAGTAAACAACTTGAAGTAACAAGAACAGTTGGTGTATCAACAAATGGTAATTTAACTCAGAGTGATGCTTATGGTTTAAGAGTTGAGGATAAAGAAATTTCTCTCAACGTCCCTGATGTTAATAAAGTTATTGCAATTTATGAGTCCAAAAACTTATCAAAACCAGTATTAGACAATTTAGTATTTGTATCTGGTTTAGGTTTAGATACATCAGTGATAATAGGTGAAAAAATTGTTGGAGAAGAAAGTAGAGCAATCGGACAAATTATTGAAACAAGTCCTAATGCTGTAGGTTTTGTTTATTTAAATGCAAATAGATTTGTTGAAAATGAATCGGTTACTTTTAAGGAGTCATCTATAACTGCAAATATACAACAAATTATAAATGGAAATTACATTGATAGAACTGATAATTACTTACTTAACAAAGGACACACCAAACAAATATCAGATTATTCGAGAATTGTACGGAAAGAAAGATCTGGTATTCCTGCAAAAAGATTGTTAATTATATTTGATCAATATGTAGTGCCAACAGGAAACAAAGGTGATTTATTTTCAGTAAATTCATTTACCTCTGATAGGTATTCAAGAGACATACCGTACATAACTGGCGATAGAGCAACTGATATTTTAGATTTAAGACCAAGAGTTAAAGCATTTACTGCAACTAATGCATCACCCTTTGCATTTTCTAGTCGTGAATTTGAAGAATCAAATCCCTTTGTAATTACACCTAACGAAAGTTCTATTGTTGGATATGGTTTCTATCTTCCTCGTATTGATAAACTTGTAATTGATGAATATGAACAAGTAAAATTAATTAAAGGAGTGTCATCTGAAGATCCTGCACCTCCTACAGAAGTTGGTAATGCAATGGAAGTTGCTCAAATCACGTTACCTCCATATTTGTATGATGTTGTCAAAGAACCTAGAATCAGGATGTTTGATAATCGTCGTTTTACGATGAGAGATATTGGTGCATTAGAAAAGAGAATATCTAATTTAGAAGAATTCACATCATTATCTGCTTTAGAGTTAGATACGAAAACTCTTGAAGTTAAAGATGCTGATGGACTCAACAGATTTAAGACAGGTTTTGTAGTTAACAACTTTAAAAACAGAAGTTTTATTGATTTCAGTCGTGATGGAGGTTCTAGATGTGATGTTAATGTAGAAACTAGAGAATTAATAAGTGCAGTTGATTTCTGGTCTATGAGAGCAGAACTCGCATTAAATCCAGATATTGATCTTGGAGCTGCTGATTTAAATTCTAATTTACAATTACTCGACACAAATTGTAGAAAAACAGGTGATTTAATAACTCTCGACTATACTGAAATAGATTGGATAAATCAACCACAAGCAACGAGAGTAGAAAACGTCAACCCATTTAATGTCATTACATTTGCAGGTGGTATTCTTTTAGATCCACCAACAGATAACTGGACAAGAACCATTTATTTGGATAATTTTAGAGTTGAATCAACAGGTAATACTTGGGTTGAGCAAGCAAATGTTATCTCAAACACAGTTGTAGGTGAAGATGTACAGAAAAATACAGTAGTTACTGATAATTATCCTACAATAAGATATGATAATATAACAACCACCACTCAAAGAATAAGAGTTGAAAGGCAATTTACAAATACTTTGGTAGGTGCAGCAGAAGAAAGAGATTATGTAGAAAGCACAAAAGTTGATAGTAACGTGGATCCTTTTATGAGATCTCGAAACGTATCCTTTTTAGCAAATGGTCTGAAACCTTCTACAAGACACTATCATTATCTTGATAGCCAATCTCCCGATATTATTCCAAAATTGATTGAAATCGAAATGGTTTCTGGTTCATTTACTATCTTTGAAAATGCAAGAATTGAGTTAGTCAGTTTAGGTGATGATCCACAAATAGGTTATGTTAGAATTCAAAGACCAAATCATAAGTTTGGTGATACTACAAGACCCGATGTTGGAGCAGGATTAGGTTCACCCTCAGTTTTAGTTGAGGATTATTCGGTTGATCCTTATGATTCAACAAGACCAGCACCATCATCAACATACTCTGCAACATCGAGATTACTTAATATTGATGTAACTGCATTGGCAAATGAAGAGCAATACTATGGATATACTGTTAAAGGTGCAACAATAATTGGTGAAACTAGTGGTGCGGTTGCAAAAATAACAAGTATCGACTTAGTATCTGATAATTGGGGTGATTTGATTGGATCATTCTTCTTCAGAAATGCTAACGCAGAACCTAAACCACCAGTTATTTTTAGATCTGGAGCAAAAACTTTTAGAGTTACTGCTGCGACAGAGGGTTCTATACAATTACCAGGTGCTACAGCACTTGCTAGTGACGCTTCAGGAGTCTTTACAGGCACTGGGGTTATCATCACACAAACAAACAATAATGTACAGATTAGAAACCCTGCAGCACCACCTCAGAGACGTAATGAAATAACTGAGAGGATTAATGTCAATACAAAAGTAGATACTGAATTTATTCAAGCACCTCATAGAGATCCATTAGCTCAATCATTTAGAGTTGATGAGACAGGTGCATTCTTAACATCATTTGATGTCTATTTTGCTTCTAAGGATCCAAATGCTAAAGTATTCGTGGAACTTAGACATATGGAACTTGGTACACCAACCGATTTCCTTGTTCAGAATTATACACAGATAGCGTTAAATCCAAATCAAGTTAATATATCTGATGACGCATCAATTCCTACTACAATTAGTTTCCCATCTCCTGTTTATCTGGAACCAGGTAAAGAATATGCAATCGTATTTTTATCACCTGCATCAGACTTATATGAAATGTGGGTTGCTCGTATGGGTGAAAAAACAGTTAGATCAACAGTGCTTCCTGATGTTGAAGATGTAGTTGTATCAAAACAATATATTGGTGGAAGTTTATTTAAATCACAAAATGGTACTATTTGGACTCCAAGTCAATATGAAGATTTAACTTTCAAGTTACGTAAAGCATCGTTTGTAACTTCTGGAACTGCTACTTTCTATAATACACCAATTACACCAGGTAACTTAAATACTCAATTATTATCTGATAATCCAATTCGTTCACTACCAAGAAAATTAAAGGTTGATATAACTGGTGCTGATTGTACAGATGCTAATTTGGGAATTGGTCAAAAGGTATCACAAGCAGATGTTCTTGGTAATACAGTGCCAGAAGATGCTTCAATAACAGGTATTATTGAAGGTCAAGGAGGATCTATAGTTGGTGCTGGTGAAGTTGTAACTGGTGGAAAGGGATATACATTCAGTAGCACAACAGGTGTTCCTACAGTTGCTTTAACTGGAAGTGGAACTGGATGCACAGTAAATGTTACAGTCACAAATGAAGTAGTTACCGCTGTATTAATTAATAATGTAGGTTCTAGTTATCAAGTTGGTGATATTTTGACTGTTGATAATAATAGTTCTCAGGTAACTACAGGTGCTGGATTAAAGTTCACTGTTGCAGCAATTTCTTCTACCTTTGATTCTATATTCTTAACTGATGTTCAAGGATCTCAATTTACAAATAATCGTAAACTTGTAAAATATTCAAGTAATAACACTACAAAATCAGTAATTGCTCAATCACAAGTTACCTTTTCAACAGTAAATGGAGAGAAGAATACAGGTGATGTAATTGAAGTTACTCAATTCAATCACGCTCATCACGGTGGAAATAATAAAGTTGAAATTAAAAATGTTAGACCAGATACTATGAAGATAAAAACTACTTCAGCATTAGACCCAGATACAACGACTGTTGAAATTGGCGATACATCACCATTTGCTAGCTATAATGGTATTACAACATCTATTGGTGAAGCTTTAATTGGAAATGAAATTGTATCATACACAGTTGGTAGTGGAAAACTAACAATTGTCAGAGGTCAATTTGGCACAACACCTGTATCACATGATATTGGTTCGGATATACAAACTTACGAAGCAGGTGGTGTATCCTTAACAGGTATTAACACCTCGTTTGATATTTCAACGTTTGATGATACTCTTGATAGTTATTTCCTAAAAGTTGATGTTGCAAACTTAGCATCTAATAGATCAGGTGATTCTCTAATTTGTTTTACAAATGATAAAGCATTTGGTGGAAAAAATGTTCAGATATCACAAAACCATCAGTTCAGTTCAATTATCCCTCAATTTAATGCTATCACACCTGGTAAGTCAACAAATGTTAACGCTAGTATAAGAACAGTCAGTGGTACAAGTTCAGGAGGTGGTGAAATTTCATTCATAGATCAAGGTTTTGAACCTGTAACTCTAAATGAGACAACATTTCTTCCAACTCCAAGACTAGTTGCATCTGTTAAAAACGAAAGTGTGAGATTAACCAATCTACCAAAAAATAAATCACTAACTCTAAATGTTGATATGTCATCTACTGACACCAATTTATCACCTGTTTTAGATGTTAAGAACGCAACATTTATTCTTGGTAGAAATAAAATTAACAATCCAGTTGGTGCAGAAAATTATGCAACAGATGAAAGACCTAGATCATTAAGAGATGATCCTCACGGTTCTATATTCATATCTAAACTTGTAACATTGAAAAATCCTGCAACATCTCTTAAGGTACTCGTTGCAGCAAGCAGACAACCAGAAGCAGATTTTAGAGTATTTTATCGTCTATTCAGTTTTGATTCTAGTGGAGTGGATCAAACATACAGACCATTTCCTGGATACAAAAATCTAAATGATACAACAGGTGATGGTTTTGGAAATGATGTCATTGATGTTGCAAATAATGATGGTAGACCTGATGCTTTTGTTGCTGCAGATAGCATAGGTGAATTTTCTGAATATCAATTCTCAATAGATGATTTAGAAGAATTTAATGGATTTAAGATTAAGATCGTTATGACTTCGACTAACGAATCTGTTCCAATAAGCTTAAAGGACTTTAGAGCAATCGCATTAGCATAATGATACCAGTAGAGGGACACAAAAATCTGTTTCGTGATGAAAGCACAGGTGCTATCATTAATTGTGATAATGCATCTTATCAAAGTTATCTTAAGGATAAAAAGAGAAATAGTATTAAAAAAGCAGAGATTGACGCTATGAAAGATGAGATTGAAACTCTAAAATCTATGTTAAAAGAACTTGCATCAAAGATAACGTCATAGTAAATATAAATACTTTTTAGATCTGAATAACATTTTTTAGATGGCAGATATAAAAGTCAGAGTAGGACAACAAAGTGCCACAAAGGTGATTTCATCACTAGCTGGTGCTCAAACCCTATCATTAGCAGAATTAAGTGATGTGAATATAGCAGGGACTCTCCAGAATGGAATGGTTCTTGTTTTTAATGGTACTACAAAAAAATTTGATGCGACTTTAGAATTAACGCCTGGAACAGCACAG